AATGGTCCGGCTGGCGGTACGACCGGGCCTACCGGCCCGACCGGGTATACCGGGGTGGCCGGTGTGGCGGGGCCCGCTGGACCACGTCCGGCGACCGGGAGCACTGGCGCTACTGGTGCAACCGGGGGTCAGGGCAGTTCTGCCGTTACCGGTCCTACCGGACCTACCGGTGCGAACACCTCGACCGGCCCCACCGGTCCGGTTGGGGCCACAGGTCCTACCGGTCCAGCCGGACCGGCCGGTCCAACGGGTCCCACCGGGGCAACGGGTCGCACGGCACCTGCTGGTCCTCCGGGCCCGGTGAGGAACACGGTTTACGCCATCCCGACTACCGATCCGCTGGTGAAGGGGGCTATGTGGGCGCGTGATGGCGTGATAACCTTCTCGGGAGGTTGACACTTAGCCTCTTCGCAGTGAACTTTGGGGACTCCACACGGGGTCCCCCTTTTTATGTCCTTGATGCTCAATATGATTGTGCGAAACGAGTCCGCGCGGATCGAACGTGCGCTCAAGAGTGCAGCCCCCTACATCTCCTCGTATGTGATCCTTGATACTGGCAGCACTGACGATACCGTGGCGGTAATAGAAAGGTTCTTTAGGGGTGCAGGTATTCGTGGTGAGGTTCTTCCCGGGGTGTTTGAGGACTTTGGTCAGGCTAGAAATTCTGCACTGGCTGCTGCACGGTTTAGGTCTGGATACTTTAAGCCTAGCTTCTATTTATTGATGGATGCAGACATGGAATTGGTGGTCAGGGATCAGGGCCAGTTCCTGCAGTTGCGCGACGGTCTCTGTTATGAGATGTACCAGCATGCCGGATCGACGCACTACACCAATGCGCGTCTGCTGAATGTTACCGCTGACGGTAACTACAAGGGCCCGACCCACGAATACCTTAATGTTGCATCTGCCGGTCGTATCCCCACAAGTGTAGCGTATTTCATCGACCACGCGGATGGTTTCAACCGCACCGACAAGTTCAAGCGCGACATCCGGCTTTTGGAGAAGGCACTCCAAGAAGAGCCTGACAACGCACGCTACATGTACTACCTAGCGTCGTCGTATCGCGACGCAGGCCAGCCCCAGCAGGCGGCGGACTGGTTTGCGCGACGCATAGAAGCCGGGGGCTGGGCCGAAGAGGTCTGGAAGGCCAAGGTTGATCTTGCGCACGCATACAAAGAACTCGACAATACCGATGCGTTTGTTGCCGGACTGTTGGAGGCATATAACTATCGACCGACCCGTGCCGAGGCCATGTATGACCTCGCGCACTGGTACCGCGAGCAGCCGCACAGCCAAGCAGCGGCGCTGGCCTGCGCCGAGGCGGTCGAACACCTGCCCAAGCCGGACGACTCGCTGTTCGTCAACGACTATGTCTATGAAGTCGGCGTCAAGGAGGAGATCAGCATCACGGCCGGGTACGTGCCGGGCAAGTATGCCAAGGGCCGCCGTGTGACCGATGAACTTGCACTGAAGATCACCGACTACTGGACGGCACGGGCGTGCGCGCGTGGCAACATGTACTGGTATGTCCGTCCACTGGTCGAGGAGTGCCCGTCGTTCAAGTGGAAGAACATCCCGTTTGTGCCGCCGGATGGCCTTGTGGCGATGAACCCGAGCGTGGTGCAGCACAACCAGAAGGTTTTCGTGAACGTGCGTGCCGTGAACTACCGGATAGACGATGCCGGGCGCTACATTATCACCGCGACCGATGGCACCGCGAATGCCGAGAACCCGATTGATACCCGTAATTTTCTCGTCAATCTCGGGTTCAGTCCCATGCGGGACGAACCGATTGCTTCGTGGGAGTGTTACCGGCCCGGTAACATGCCTTGCGAGTTTCCGCTGGTGACCGGGTTCGAGGATGTCAGGCTGTTCTCATGGATGTTCGACCTGTGGTGCACGGCGACCGTGCGCCAGATCGCGGCCGATGGACAGTGTGAACAGGTGCTGACTAGATTGATACCGGTAGACGCGGATGTGTGGAACCCGGAGGTCATTGTTGGCCGGTACGGTTACGGCCACACGGACATGAAGCGCATGCTGCGTGTTCCACGTGAAACCGAAAAGAACTGGTCCCCGATCCAGTGGGACGGTTCCAAGGAACCGTTGTTTCTGCACCGGCCCGGAGTCGTGGTGAACTCGGACGGTGCCAAGGTGATAGACACCCCGGTGCCGTTCATGGTCGACAATATCAGCGGGTCGTCGCAGTTGATTCACTGGGGCTCGGGTGGCTGGCTGGCTATCGCGCACACCGCGCATCCGCTGCCGAATGAGCCTTACAAACGGTTCTATTATCACCGGTTCATCGAATACGCGCGCGACATGAGCGTCAGGCGCATGAGTCTGCCGTTCTGTTTCCACGACCGGGTGATAGAGTTCTGCGGCGGGATGTGCTGGGCACCCGAGGCACCGTTGGCAGAGCTGGTGGTCTCTTATGGGTACAGGGACAACGAGGCGCGGATTGCTACAGTCAACGCCGACGAAGTCGACCGATTGCTTGATCAGGGGCACGTCTATGCTCGGGCTTAACGAGGCCGACTGGGCCAAGGAGCAGACCTGCGCGCCGCTGGCTGGCAACGGTCATGTGAACACCGCCAAGTTGTTCGCGGCGTCCTACGGGCTGCCGTTGCACGGTGACAAGTGGAAAAACTGGGACAGCTTCCTTGCGGTGCATCACGTCGGGCGTCTGCTCAAGCGCGACGACCCGGTGCTGGATGCTGGCGCGTGCAGGGACCCCAACTGGGAAATGAGTGCCTTCCTGCCGAGTCTGCACAAGCTTGGGTTCACCAATCTGACCGGATGTAATCTGGACGAAAAAGACCCCGGAGAGACTGTGGGGGGTATCCACTACGAACATTGCAACATTGAAATGTTGCGTTACCAAGCTGCGAGTTTTGCCTTTGTGGCGTGCCTTAGCGTGATCGAGCACGGCATCGACTGGCGCAAATATTTTGTCGAGGCGGCGCGCGTGCTGCGGCCCGGCGGCTACCTGTTCACGTCGTTCGACTACTGGCACGAGCCGGTGGACACCAAGGGGCAGATGGCGTTCGGGGTGCCGATCAGGATTTTCACCGAACAGGACGTCATGATGATGGTGATCTTTGCCGGTGAGTGCGGGCTCAACCTGATGAAGAAACCGGTGCTGGAGTGCAAGGCTGCCCCGGTCGAGTGGATGGGCATGCGCTACACCTTCATGAACCTGCTGATGAAGAAGATCGATTAACGGGTTGTTAGGGGTCTGCGGGCTACAGTTGGAGAACACCTCCCTGCAGGAGAGTTCTCATGCCCAAGTCCAAGAGCAGTGAAAGCGAACGCAACGTCCAGTTCGCCAAAGGCGGCAATACGTCGATGTTCGGCCCGCAGCAGGCTGAGCCGATGAAGTCTGGCCAGACTGGCGATCCCGGCGCGACCGGCAAGGGTGCCGAGTTCGCCAAGGGCGGCAGCAACAAGATGTTCGGCTTTTCGGGCTCCACGCCCGCACAGGCTGGCATCACCAGCCCCCGATAGTGTCATGGTTTACAAGAACCAGTTGACCCCGCTCAGCAAGGGCGGGCGGATCGACAAGGTTGCGGGCAAGGGCGCGTCTTCGGCACCAATGCCCGACCGGCGGCAGATCAAGCAGCTCGCGACTGGTGGCATTGGCGACTACGCCAAGGCAGCCCCGACGATGCCAGCACCCGGGATCAAGGCACCGTTCGGGACCTACGATCTGGAGTGACATGCCAGCTGACGCGAAGAAGTTCAGCGAAATAGCTGGCCGCTGGAAGAACCACGACCCGCAGCTTTACACCCAGTTCCTGACGGTTCTGGAGGCTTACGTTTTTGACGTTACCTTGGCGGTAACCGAGGCGAACTCGACCGACATTCTTCAGGCGCAGGGCCGCGCCCAGCAGGCCCGCAAGTTTCTTCTGATGTTCACCGAGCACCTAGAGCCAAACCGCGCCACGTCGTGAAAACCACGTGCCGCTAGAGGAGCTGTGCCATGGCCGATGCATTGGCCCCCATCGACACCAGTGTACCCATCCCCCCTGCCGTGAAAGCAGCAGGCGAAGCCGCCGATGCGATTCACAAGGCGCTATATCCCACCGAGGAACCAGCGCCAGAACAGCCACCCGAGGAGCAGCCAGCTCAGCCCCCCGAGGAGCAGGTCGAACCGCAGCCCGCGCCACAACCGCCGCAGCAGGATCGGCGGGCGGTGCCGGACAGCGGGGAGCACGGGTCGTGGGAGCATCGCTACCTCGCCATGAAGGGCAGGTTCGACCAGTCGCAGCATACACTGGGCCAGATGCAGGAGCAGATGTCGGAGCTGGGCGACGAACTGCAGCGCACCCAGCATGCCCTGCAGTTGGCGCGTGCCAACATGGTGCCACGGACGCAGCAGCCGCAACAGCGGGGTCAGCCGCACACGGTGACCAAGGAAGACGAAGAGACCTACGGGCCCGAGCTGATCGATTTCGTCACGCGCGCGGCGCGCGGCGCGGTCGAGCCGGACCTCAAGCAGGTCGCCCAGCAGGTTCGCCAGACCTCGCAGGCGGTGCGCCAGACCGCCCAGCAGCGCATGGAAGCCGACCTCGATGCTCGCTTGCCGGAGTGGCGGGAGCTGAATACGCACCCGCGTTTCAAGCAATGGGCCAGTTTACCGGATGTTTACTCTCGTCAGGTAAGAAAGAACCTCATTAACGACGCGGCCAAAGCGGCAGATGCTCCTCGGGTTGCGGCGTTTTTCCAAGCGTTCCTCGCAGAGGAACAAGCCACGGGCCAGATGCCAGCCCCGCAGTACCAGCCGCCGGAAGCCCCGGCGCCTCGTCAAGCTGCGGTGGAGTTGAGCAGTCTAGCGGCTCCCGGCAGGGCTAAGCCAGCGTCTGGCAATGGAGTTGCCGCCGCTGCCGACAAGCCAGTCTTCACTCGTGCCCAGATCAGGCATTTCTACTCGAACGAAGGCCGCATGGCCTACAACGGGCGGGAAGCTGATCGTAAACGCGATGAGGCCGCGATTTTTGCGGCACAGAGCGAAGGGCGCGTCCGATAACTGGGGGCGGCCTGTAGCCAAGAAGGCATGACCGTCCCGAACCAAAGGGACGACTGCCATGGCTATTCCGACGACTGGTTTCCCGCTTGCTGGTGCCGGTACTACACCGGCAATTTACCCTACTGGTAGTGCAAGTAATCTACTTCAATCTACGGGCTTCATACCCGAGATTTGGAGTGGTAAGCTGGTAGAGAAGTTCTATGCGAGCACAGTTCTCGCGGCGATCTCCAACACCGACTATGAAGGCGAGATCAAGAACCAAGGTGACCGGGTCAAGATTCGCACCAAGCCGACGGTGACCATCCGCGACTATCGCGCCGACGGACTTCTGGGGCTCGACCGTCCGACTGGTTCGTCCATCGAACTCTACATCGGCACCGGCAAGTACTTCTCGCTGGCGCTCGACGACGTCATGGAAATCCAGAGCGACCTCAACGTGCTGAGCATGTGGTCCGACGACGCGGCCCAGCAGCTCAAGATCGTGGTTGATCAGGACGTTCTCGGCGGCATCGTCAACCAGATGGCGGCGGCCAACCAAGGCACGGCGGCCGGTGTCATCACGGCATCGCTCAACCTTGGCGTAAAGAGCACGCCGCTGAGCGTGGTGGGCCGCAACGCGGGCACCGGCCAGATCGAACTGATCGACGTGCTGCTCCGCATGGGGCAGGTGCTGGACGAGCAGAACATCCCCGAAGTCGGCCGCTGGGTAGTCATGCCTGCGTGGGCCGGGCGCATGATCAAGCAGAGTGAGCTGCGGCAGGCGTATCTGTCCGGTGACTCCGTGTCGATGTTGCGTAACGGCAGGCTCGGCATGGTAGATCGCTTCACGATCTACATTAGTAACCTTCTGCCGAACAATAGTTCTGATTCTACCAACTTCGCGTCAGGTGAATGGCCAATATTCGCAGGTCATGCGCATGGGCTAACTTTCGCCTCGCAGGTGTCCAAAATAGAGACACTAAGATCTGAGCTTACGTTTGCTCAGATTTTGCGTGGGCTGCAAGTATACGGCTTCCAAGTAACAGACGGCAAAGCGCTGGTGCAGGCGCAGGTCGCCCCGGCAGGCTAACTATACTTGCGAATACTATAGGGTTTGACATAGTGGGTTGCGGGGTGAAAAGGTGAAAACCCCCGCAACCTAACTGAGTATCCCCATGCCATGGAAAGATGACGAATATCGCAAGCAATACATGCGCGAGTATGCGCGCCGCCCGGATCAGATAGCAAAACGAGACGCTTGGCGCCGTGCCCACCTGCACCTCAACCAAGGGTATCAGAGGACATGGCGTGAACGCGATCCGAAGAACGCGATCATTGTTAAATCGCGCGCAAGTGCCAAGTCGCGCGGGTTCGAGTTCGCTATCACAGTCGACAGTGTCGACTGGCCAACCCATTGCCCGGTGCTCGGTATCAAGTTGGCGTATGTCGGTAAGGGGGAGCGGCGGGACGACTACCCTTCACTTGATCGAGTTGACAACTCAAAGGGGTATGTTCCCGGCAACGTCCAAGTCATCTCGTGGCGTGCGAATCGGATCAAGTGGGACTGTACCCCTGCCGAACTGGAAGCGGTCCTGCGCTACGTTAGCCCTCCCTTAACCCTCGTTGGCGTACGATCCGTATCAACACGGGATCAGATCGATGCCTCCTCCAAATTTGATGACCGTCGAGCAGATGATCAAAGGTGTCAGGAACATCCTGCTCGACAAAATTAGACCCTACCGCTACGGCGACGTCTCGCTGATCGCCGCCCTGAACATCGTGCTTAACGACGCCCGAAGGCTTCGGCCCGACCTGTTCATTGACCGTTACGGCATCGAGGTGCCGCAATACGAGGAGGTCAGCGGCGAGGTCATCCCCATAGAGGCCCAGTTCCGCCTGCCTATCGAGTACGGCATCGCCGGACACGCGCTTCTCAGGGATGAGGAGGACGTGCAGGACTCGCGGGCCAACACGTTTATCCTGAATTATATCAACATGTTGACCGGCCAACGTCCGCATATCCCGGTCGAGGGTGGCACGCCGTCACCCAAGGGCAAGCCGCGCGGTGCAGGCCCGCAATCCCCCGGGGGTGAATGATGGCGCTCGACCCGCGTGAAGTTCAGCAGCTGTTGGCCAACGCCCAGATCAAGCTCACGGGCGCCAGCGAGAGCGGCATAAAGGCCGAGCTGTACGACGTGATGAAGGAGTTTTTCGAGGGCAGCTCCAGCTGGATCGAGGACATCGAGTTCCTGCCGCTGGCCAACCAGACCGACTACATTCTGGCGCCTGCGCGCGACGGCCAGATCATCCGGCTGATCGGCGTGTGGGACGACAAGGGTACGCCGCGCACGGATGCGTTCATGCGTGATTTCGCCATCGTGACGCTGGTGAACACGCCACAGAACGATGCCACGGCGAACTTCACTGCGCGTGTGGTCAAGACCGTTACCGTGCCGGTAACACGTGACGCACTACCGGTTGCGCCCGAGTGGGTGTTGCGTGTGTACAGTATCCACATCTTGGATGGTTTGATCGGCAAGATGATGGCGCAGCAACAGAAGACCTACTCCAACAACAACATGTCGGCCTATCACCTCAAGCGGTTTCGTACCGGTATCCAGCTCGCGAAGGTTGCTGCCGAGCGCGCCAATCTCGTCGGAGCGCAGAACTGGAGCTACCCGCGCGGCTGGGGCAGCAGGTCACAGCGCGGCGGTGTGAGCACGGCCTATCCGGCGAGGTTTGTCTGATGCACACGGCTTCACCGACCAGTGCTCCGGTCAATTTCACCATTGCCAAGAACACCACATTTTCGGATTCGCTGCGGTTTGACGACCCGGATGACACCTCGTGGAGTTTCGTCAACAAGACGTTTCGTATGGGGTTGAAGGGCAATTACGAGCAGGACGACGAGACGCTCGTGTTCACATCGGCTGCGTCCGAAATCGTCGTACTCGACACCACCACGCGCATACTCGCCTTCAACGTGCCGCATACCACGATGGAAGCTGCGCTGGTGCCGGGTTGTTATTTCTACGACCTGATCATGACCGACACCGACACCGCCATCCGTACGCAGTTGATACACGGCAAATTCCATTATGCCGACGGCATAACCGAGGACTGATCCATGCCCGTAGAAATCCTCGGTCCAGCACCGATCATGGCGCGTCCAATCGTGACGGTTGGCGGGCCGACCGGACCGTTTGGTGGACCTACTGGACCGTCGGGACCGTCGGGACCGACCGGGGTCACCGGTCCGACCGGTATGCGCGGCCAGACCGGCGAGTTGGGTGCAGCGTCGGTCGTGACCGGGCCAACGGGTCCCATAGGGCCGACCGGGATGACCGGCATGGCCGGGTTCGCGATGACCGGCAATACCGGCGCGACCGGTGTCACTGGTCCGACCGGTCAGACCGGCGCATCGGTTACCGGGCCGACTGGCTCTGCCGTCATGACGTTTTCCGGGGCGAGCGGTGGTAGCGGTCCTACCGGATACATGTCGTTCAATAACTTCCTGTTTGCGTGGGGAATGACATCGGCAGCGGCGCCGGGTGGCGGCGTGGCATTCCCGGTTGCGTTTTTCACGGCACCGGTCATCACGCTCGGGGCCAGCGGTCCCACGGGTGCATTCCCGCATGTGGTCAGTCGTTCGACGATTGGATTTAACCTAGGTGTGAACGCGACGCTT